GGGCGGCGGCCTGGAGACGGCGGGCGCGCTGCTCGGTGCGTCGTCGTCGGAGATCAAGTCGATGAACGAGCTACAGGGCCAGATCGGGAAAGCGGCCGGTTCGGCGGGGAAGACCACTGCGGACGCCGTGTACGGGAACGCGATCAAGGCGCAGACGGCCGTGGTCAAGATGCTGACCAAGAGCCAGGACGGCCTGAAGAAATCCATGGACAAGCTCGCCAAGTCGATGGAGAAGGCGATCGAGAAGGCCTTCGGAAAGAAGGCCGCTGGCGGGATTGTCGGGATGGCTGCGTCGGGCGGGATCCGGTCCGGGCTGACGTTGGTGGGCGAGCACGGGCCGGAGCTGGCGGATCTGCCGGTGGGATCGCGGGTGTGGTCGAACCCCGACAGCCGGCGCAAGGCGCAGGCCCCGTGGGCGTCGATGCTCAACACTCCGCGCCGCCCGGCCCCGGCCGCTGTGCCGGCTGCTCCGGCTGCGGCTGGGGGCGGGCAGCCGCTGGTGATTCAGCTTCGCCTCGGTGACCGGGACTTCGGTGAGTTGTGGGTGGATGCGGGCCGCAAGCAGGTGCGGGCGCGCGGGTCGATCGAGGCGACGCTCCAGCCGCCGCGCGGCCGATAGACGAGAGGAACCAAAGGGATGCCCTTCACAGTGTGGAATGGCCCGTCACCGACCACTGCTGCTCAGCAGTCGGTGACGACCGGGACCGCGATCAAGACGATGCTTCAGCTGGCGACGCCGAGCACAACGCAGATCCAGATCCTGGAGTGGGGGTTCAGCCTCGACGACCCGCCGGGCGCGGACGGGGTGGTGGAGCTGCTCCAGACGGATGTCGCCGCGACGGTGACGGCGCACGTGGCTGCGACTGGTGTGGTGAACCTGGATCCGAACGGGCCGACGACGCTGCTCACGGTGGGGACGTCGGCGACCGGGTACACGGCGAGCGCGGAGGGGACGACGACTGCGGCGCGGTCGTTCGATGTGGTGTCGCTGTCCTCGGTGTCGGGTGAGTCCGGGCTCAGCTATGTGCGGACGTTCATGCCGGATGACCGGCCGATCGTCGCCGTGTCCAAGTTCCTGCGGGTGCGGGCGACTACGCCGACCACTGCCGCTGACATGCGGTGCTGGGTGACCTTCCAGCAGGTGGGCTGACCTATGCCGCAGCTCGCCCCATTCGTTTCCGCGTTCCGGCGTCGTCTCGCCAACCTGCCCGGCCCTACGGCTGCGACGGGCGAGGTGTCGAACGGGCAGCCTGTCATGGTGGAGCTGCTCATCGCGGGCGTGTGGGTCGACATCACCTCGTACTGCATGGTCCGCGATGACTCCGGTCAGATCGCGATCAGCTATGGGATCACGGGCGGGGAGGGGTCGCAGACGGAGCGCGGGCAGGCCGGGTTGCAGCTGCGGAACACGGACGGCAGGTTCTCGCCGAGGAATCCGGCGGGCGCCTATTACGGGCTGATCGGCCGCAACACGCCTCTGCGGATCTCGGTTCCGGATGGGAGCGGCGGCAAGACGTACCGGCTGTGGGGTGAGGTGACGGAGTGGGCCCCGGGCTGGGACCCGACCGGTACGGACGTGTGGTGCGACGTCACCGTGTCGGGGATCTTGCAGCGGTTGGCGCAGGCTCCCGCCCCGGACCGGTCGGTGATCTACACCGCGATTACGGACCCCGTCGCGTCGAGTGTGGTGGCGTACTGGCCGTGCGAGGACGCGTCGGACGCGACGTCGATCGCGTCGGCGCTCACCAACGGTTCCCCGATGACGTTCACCGGCTCGCCCGCCCTCGCCTCCTACAGCGGGCTTTCGGCGTCCGATCCGCTGCCCGACCTCACCTCGGGGTACGTGTCCGGGGGCGTCGCCAAGTACGACGACCCGACCGGCACACAGGTCCGCTTCCTGGTGTACATCCCGCCGGCAGGTCTCACCGTCGGCAAGGTGATCTGTGCGATCGACCAGGTCGATTACTCGGCTGGGGCGCCGCAGGTCTGGGAGTTGTATTACGGAAATTTCACCGGTACCTCGACGTCGTTCACGCTGCGCACGCAGGCGTCGGACGGCACGAACCTGGGCACGGACCTGGAGGCCACTCTCGATGTGCGCGGGAAGCTCCTGTACGTGTCCATTGAGCTGCCGGAGACGGGCACGGGCACGACGCGGGCGCTGCGGCTGAAGGACGTCATGACCGGGGTGACGTTCAGCGTCACCGACAGTGCGACGCTGCCGACGCTGACCCGTGTGACGCGGGTGCAGTTCGGTCCGGCGTCCCGGTCCGTGGTGAGCCCGATCGGCACCCAGTACCTGCCGGGTGTCGCGGTCGGGCATGTGACGGTGGAGAACGCGATCACCTCGATCGATGCGCTCGGTGTCCGTCTGAACCCGGTGGGCGAGGTGGCGGGCCGCCGTATCCAGCGGCTGTGCGGGGAAGAGGGTGTGGCTTTCGACTGGGTCGGTGACCTGGACGATACGGCGGCGCTGGGTGCGCAGGGCCGGCAGAACTTGCTTGGTTTGGTGCAGGAGTCGGTGCTGGCGGATGGTGGTCTGCTGTTCGAGAACCGGGCGGTGCTTGGTCTGGGGTATCGGACGCGGGCGTCGCTGCATGGGCAGGACCCGGCGCTGGTCCTGGACTACCCGTCGTTCAACCTCGCGGCCGTGCCTACCCCGGTGGAGGACGACCGGTACGTACAGAACAAGGTCAACGTCACCGTCGGCGGGGTGACCGGCTCGTATGAGGCGACGACGGGGCCCTTGTCGACGGCGCTGCCCCCTGTGGGGATGGGCGTGTACGGGTCGGACGTCTCCCTCAACCTGTCGTCGACGGCGGCCGCGACGCTGCGGGACCAGGCGGCGTGGCGGGTCCGGCTCGGCACGGTGGATGAGGCGCGGTTCCCGCAGATCTCGGTGAACCTGATTCACCCGTCGATCACTCCGGACATGCGGCGGGCGATCCTCGCTCTCCGCCTTGGCGACCGCGTGCAGGTCACCAACCCCCCAAGCTGGCTGCCCCCGGACACCATCGACCAGTTGGTCCTGGGCATGTCCGAGAGCATCAACCACTTCAAGCACGAGCTCACGTTCACGTGCGCGCCTGCGTCTCCGTACAACCAGGTCGGCTACCTCGACTCCACGTCGGCGCGGATCGATACGGACGATTCGGTGCTCCTCACGGGGGTCGGCACCGGGGACACGTCGCTGGACGTGGCCCCGGTCTATGACCCGACGATGCTGTGGACCACCGACACGGGCGAGGTGCCGTGGGATGTGCGGGTCGGGGGCGAGGTGATGCGGGTGACCGCGGTCTCCTCGAAGATCGTGGACGCCTTCGGCCGGACCTCGGCCAGCAGTTGGGGCAGTGCCGATACGGGGCAGGCGTGGACGACGTCGGGCGGATCGGCTGCTGACTACGCGGTGGCCGCGGGGGTGGGCACGCACACGCTGGGGACGGTGGACGTCAGCCGCCGCGTGTTCACCAGCCTCGGGTACGCGGACTGTGATCTGTACGGGAGCGTCACGACGAGCGCAGCCGCGACGGGCGCGCCGATCTACGCCGGGCTCACCGTCCGGTACATCGACATCGACAACCTGTTCATGGCCCGGCTCGCGTTCTCGACGGCGAACGTGCTGACCATGGCGATCGTCCGCCGGATCGCGGGCGCGGAGTCGGTCCTGACGTCGTCGGTGCTGTCGTACACGTACACCCCGGGCTCCTTCTTCCGGATCCGTTTCCAGGCGCAGGGGGCACGGCTGCGGGCGAAAGCCTGGCCAGTCGCCGACCTGGTGGAAACGCCGGAGTGGCAGGTCACCGTGACCGACAGCGCCCTGTCGTCGGCGACGAGCGTCGGTGTCCGGTCGATCCTCGAAGTCGGCAACACCAACGTCAGCCCGGTTGTCAGCTACGACGATCTCGCCGTCGTCAACCCGCAAGTCTTCACCGTCACCCGCAGCGTCAACGGCGTCACGAAGGCGCAGACCGCGGGCACGGACGTCCGGCTCGCCGACCCCACCTACCTAGCCCTGTAAGGAGGCACCCCATGGCTGAGGCCTACCCGACGTTCCCGGCGGGGCAGCGCATCACCGCGACCCTGCTGCGCTCCTCGCAGGAGCAAGTGCTGCGGAAGACCAGCGACACCGCTCGGGCGGCGACCACGACGGCGACGGCTGACCCTCACCTCCAGATGGAGGTCGTCGCGAACGCGGTGTACCGCTGGCACGGGTGGATCAAGTACGACGGCCCGACGGCCGCGGACTTGAACGTCGACTTCTCCGCGCCGTCGGGTGCGCTCGGCGAGTGGACGGCAATCGGCGCCGGCCACTCCCCGGTGATCGGGTCGTCGTCCGGTCCGGCGCTGATCACGGACACGCAGGATGCGCGCGGCTACCTGATGCGGGTGGAAACCAACGACGTCACCTCGGCCCGCAGCTACGGCTGTCTGGGTACGGGCGGGATCCCGCTGACGCTCCAGCTGTACGGGACGCTGCGGGTCTCCTCGACCCCGGGCACGTTCTCGCTGGACTGGGCGCAGCTCGTCAGCAATGCGACCGCAGTGACCTTGTACACGGACTCGTGGCTGTCCATGCTGCGCGTCGCCTGAGGAGGGGACATGGCCGGAACCGGACCGCAGAAGTACCCGGGCGCCAACACGGCGCACTGGTGGCAGACCCGATACGGCGGCGACCTCATGGAGGTCAACGTCGCCGTCGTGCACACCACCGAGGGCGTCGGCCTCACCGACTACAACGGCGGCGCCGTCGCCCCGAACCTCACCGCCGTCGCGAACTTCGCCCGGCAGCGCCTCGACTGGTACCAGCACTTCGACATCGACCGATCCTCCCGCGCGTTGCAGAACCTGGCTGGCGGGGTGCAGACGAACACCCTGAACGTCGTGCAGGTGGAACTCGAAGGGACCTGCGACTACTCGAAGCGTGAGCGCTGGGGCAGCCGTGTCGCGGGCCGGGACTACATCTACTGGGGCGACCCGCCGGATTGGGCGCTTCGGGATCTCGCGGACTTCTTGCGCTGGCTGAACGCGGAGCACGGGGTCCCGCTGACCGGGCCGTCGATGTGGCTGAACTACGGGCCCGATCCTCGGCGTCCGGGGGTCACGCCCGCGTCGTATGGCGCCAGCCCGGCCCGGATGTCCTTCGCGCAGTGGGACGCCTTCGAGGGGGTGTGCGGGCATCAGCACGTGCCCGAGAACGACCACGGCGACCCGGGCGCTCTGCCGTTTGCCAAGCTCATTGCCCTGGCCAAGGGCGTTACTGAACCGTCCGAGGAGGACGACATGCCCACTGCTGCTGAGGTCGCGAAGGCGGTGCTCACGCTGGACGGGATCATCTCCGTCCCGGGCGCGCCCGCCACGAACCCGACGTGGACGCTGAGTTCGGTCCAGACGGAGATCCTCAAGCGGATCGACAAGGTCGCCGCGACAGAGGCCGCACAGACCGCGGCCATCACCAAGCTCGCCGGGCTCGTGGGCTCCGGCGTTGACACTGCGACGGTCGTCGCCGCGGTGCAGAAAGCAGTCGACGACGCGGTCGCTCGGGCGGTCGTGAACGTCCACGTCGACGTCACCGGTAAGGAGTCCTGATCATGTCTGACCTCAACCTCCCCAACGCCGACACCGTGGTGAAGACCGCGGCCACCTACGGCCGTGACCTCGCTGAGCGCGTCGTCTGGACGTTCCTCGCAGCCTCGACGGCCGTGGCCATAGCTGCGGGCCCGGCGGACGTCCTGCACGCCTCGTTCTGGCAGACGGTCGGCACGGCCGGTGTCGCTGCGGTGGTGTCCCTTGTGAAGG